GGCGGTTTTTTCATGGCCGCCCAGCATAGGGCGCAGGGCTTTTGCCGTTCCTGGCAACACTGTGCGCAAGCCCCCGCTGTGAAGCGCCGGGCGAAACCGCAACCTCGTGATGAGGTCGCAGCCACCACCGCAAGGGGGTGGCGACTCCCGCAGCAGGAGAGTGGACGGCCAGGGCTTCGGCTCTGGCCAGCCGCTCAACCCGCATGCCCATTCAGGCCCAGCCGGATAGCTGGGATGGAGCACGCAGACATGGCACTCACGCCGGCAGAACTTCTCGAAAAGGCCCTCAACGGTGAATCGCTGGACGGCGAAGACACCGCGACCCAGGGCAACCAGGACAACACGAATGGTGCCGATGGCGCTGGCATTGCGACTGATACCGCAGGGCAGGGCGACGAAGGCAAGACGCAGGAAGCCGCAGCAATGCAGGCGCAGACCACGGGCGATGAGCCCGTAGGCGCCCCGATTGCCAGCAAGTCCGGCGCCTACACCATCCCATACGAGAAGCTGGAGCAGGCGCGTACCCACGCCAAGACTCTGGAAGGCGAAAACGAGGCTCTGCGCGCCCAGGTGGCGGAGCTGACGGCGAAGGCGCAGACGAATCTGGCGAATGCCGAGGACGGTGCACAAGCCCGTGCGGATGCAGGGCAGGCGCAGACCCAGGCGGACCAGAACCTGGAAGCGGCGAAGGCGGCTATCGGGCAGGGCGTGGACATTTCGATGTTCGGCGACTTCTCCGAGGAAGCCATCGCCAAAGGCCTGGGAACCATGATGGCCCAGATGCGCGAGGAACTGCGCGCAGAGCTGCGCCAGGAAAGCGCCCAGGCGTTGAAGCCGCTCAAGGAGCAGCAGGCCAAGGAGGCGAGCGACGGTCATTTGAGCGCGATTTACCAGAAGCATCCCGATGCGGACGAGATCGTGCAGTCGGCCGAGTTCAACGCCTGGTTCAAGGCGCTCCCGAGCTTCTCGCGCGGCGCAGTGGCGGCGGTGCTGGACCCGAAGACGGGCGGCACGGCTGCGGAGGTGGTGGAAGTTTTTGACACGTTCAAGGCGCAGACCGGCAAAGCCGCTCCAGCGCCGCGTGCACAGGGCGATGGCAAGGCACCGGAGGTGCAGCGCCGCGTCCCCAACTCGCTGTCGGAGGCAGCGGGCGAGCAGCACCAGGACGTGACCCAGCAGGTGATGGCTTCGGCCGGCACCGACCCGAATGCGCTCATGGAGCGCATGCAGGACATGACGCCCGAGCAGATCGAGCGCGTGTTGAACAGCATTTAAGCAATTGAGCGGGCCGCTCGTGATGAGCCGCCCCCATCCCATCGAAGGAGGTCACCATGACCATGAACAGCCATGTAGCAGCCGGGTCCGACAAGGCGAATTTCGTCCAGTCCGCCGGCATGTTTGCCCTGGCCGAGAACCGCGCTTCGCGCCTCGGTCAGCTTTCCGGTCCTCTGCCGAAGGGTGAGGGCAAGGTTGCGGAAATGATCCGCAAGCAGTCCAGCTCGGATTTCCCCATCGTCAAGGCGATGGACCTCGGGCGCGGCACTGGCGACGAGGTGGAATTCCACTTCGTCCAGCCCACCAAGATGCGCCCCACCATGGGCTCGCGCATGGTCGAGGGCAAGGGCAAGGGCCTCGCCTACGACAAGGCGCGCACCCGCGTGGACCAGGCGCGTATCCCGGTGAAGCTGGGCGACAACATGACGAACATCCGTTCGGCCGTGGATTTCACCAAGCTGGCCCGGCCCGTGGCCCAGTCGCACGCCAATGCCTACCTGGATCAGTCCATCCTGACCCACCTGGCCGGTGCGCGCGGCTTCCACGACAACATCGAGTGGCGTGTGCCCACCGAGGACGATCCCGAGTTCGCCGAAATGCTGGTGAACCCGGTGAAGGCTCCCACCAAGAACCGCCACTACATGGCGGACGGCACCAACGGCCTCAAGGCGTTCACTGTGGGCGGCGGCGAAGCCACCATCGCCAGCACGGACGACCTGAACATGACGGTGGTGGACGCCATCCGCACGCTGATCGAGTCCCTGCCGCTGCCGCCTCCTGCAGTGAAGATTCCCGGCGACATCGCCGCCGAGGATGAACCGCTGCGCGCGCTGCTGCTGTCGCCAGCCCAGTACCACGCCTTCGCGCAGGACGACGATTTCCGCAAGTTCCAGGTGGCGGCCCTCAATCGCGCGTCGAATGCGAAGCGTCACCCCATATTCCTGGGCGAGGCCGCGCTGTGGAACGGCATTCTGCTGCTCAAGCAGCCCAAGCCGGTGCGCTTCTACGCGGGCGACACGATCCGCTACTGCGCCAGCCACACGGCCGAAACCGAAAGCACCTGCACGGTGCCGGCCGCTTTCAGCACGACCCACGCGGTGGACCGCGCGATTTTGCTGGGCGGCCAGTCGCTGATGCAGGCGTTTGCGGCCTCCGGCCTGTCGGGCATGCCGTTCTTCTGGAACGAAGAAACCTTCGACCACAAGGACAAGCGCGAACTGATGATCGGTGTGGTCCAGGGCCTGCAGAAGATCCGCTTTGCAGTGGACCAGGGCAACGGCACCAAGCACTGGACCGACATCGGCGCCATGGCCATCGACACGGCGGTCAAGCTCATTCCGGGCGAACGCTGATAGGTGCATGCGGGGGCCTTCTGGCCCCTGCCTCCAACTTCTCACCCCTCAATTCCTGAACGGAGGCCAATCATGGCAACCATCAACAAAAAGAACCCCGACAACGGCGTGCAACTGGGCAATACGCCCTGGGGCAACCTGTCGGCACTGCGCTACACGGTCAAGACCAACGCGGCCGGTGCGGTCATCAGTTCCGATTCCGCCAGCGCCATCGCTGCCAATGACGTGGTGAACCTGGGGCACCTGCCCGCAGGCTTCCGCTTCGTGGACAGCCAGGTCACGGTGGTGACTGGCATGAAGGCAACGGCCACGGGCGACCTGGGCTTTGCCTACAAGGACGGCGTGGATGACACGGCGGTTCCCCAGGACGCCGATTACTTCGGCGCTGCACTGGCCCTGGCCACCGCAGCGCGCCTGCGCAACGCCACTTCGAACCCGAGCATCGTGCTGCCCAAGGACGCCCACCTGACGCTGCAAGTCAAGACGGTTGGCAACGACAAGGCATCCGAAATCGAAGTGGTGATTTTCGGCATCGCCGAAGGCGTCAAGTAAGCACAGGGCGGGCCGGGCGACCGGCCTGCCTTGCCTGGAGGCAACACCATGAAATTCGTGAACATCCGCTACGTCGGCGCCGCCACCTACCGGGACCGCACCGCGCTCAAGAACGTCTGGGAGCCAGGCGACGAAAAGCCCGTCTCCGAGAAGGACGCCCGCACGCTGCTGGGCTACCTGGAGTTTGAGCGAGCCGAAGCAAAGCCCAGCAAAGCCGAGGCCACCAAGGCCGGCGCAAAGAAGGGCAAGACAGCTGGCGCCGAAGAAAAGCCCACGCAGGAAGAGGCCGAGAAGCAGGCTCAGCAGGCCCAGCAGGAAGTGCTGGAGCGCGAGCGCAGCGCCAAGAAGCAGGCCGAGGCGGAAATGCTGGAGGTCGAGCTGATGAACAAGGGCCAGCTTGAAGCCTATGCGCGCGAAACCTATGGCGTGGAGCTGGACAAGCGCCGCTCCGTGGACATGCTGCGTACCCAGGTCATTCAGCTTGCCCAGGGTGGGCCAAACTGATGACACTCGAAGACCTGATCCGCCGCTTCCGCGTCCTGGCGGATGACAGGGCGCAGCCTGTCTTCTGGTCCGACGAGGTGGTGATGGACTGGCTCAACGATGCCCAGGCGCAGGCCTGCGTTCGTGGGCGCCTGCTGCGCGAGGACGCGAACCCGGTCGTGTGCCAGATCGCTCTCACGCCAGGACAGCACACCTACGCGCTGCACCCATCGGTGTACGAGCTGATCCACCTGCATGTCATGGGAACCGGCACGGAGCCGCCGCGCCCGATGGAGCTGCGCTCGCGCGAGTGGCTGGATGCCAACGTGCCGCAGTGGCGTTTCATGGACGAGCCCAGCCCGTGGCTGATCCAGGACGACACCCGCGTGCGCGTGGTGGGCGCCATCAAGGCCGGTGACGTGCTGCACCTGGAGTGTCAGCGCCTGCCGCTCAAGCGGCTCG